AGCTCTACGATGCTGGGAAGCAGGCTGGAAAGGACGAAGTTAAGGCAGAGCTGCTTGCCTTAACTAACGAGAATCTTAAGTTAAGGCAAAGGGCAGAAACCAAGATACTCGATGAGAGGCCGGTTTGGAATGAGCGCAAAGAGAAAGCCCGCACTGTTGCTGCTGATTGCAGTCTTCCTGCTGTTCATGTCGGGGTGCTGCGCGAATCCGGTATCTTTACCGGCCCAAGCGGCTAAGTGTGAGGTCCCGACCACATCGGACGAATCTGTAGCAGGATTGGTCGTGATCGCGGTCGAGATGCGCCAAGCGCTGGAAGAATGCAACCGGAGGAATGGGTATTAAGTGATGGTTCAATTTGAGGTTTTGTTGGTAATCGGGGTGAGAGACAATCCGCCGAACCACGCCTTGAGCTTACAGAAAGGAGCGGATACGCCCAGCAGCCGAAAGGCCGGGAGCTGGCAACGTTGCAAAGCCGCATGATGACCCGACCGCGCATCGCGTCTATCAGCCAGCAGAATCTCAAATTGAGCTATTACCATGAGTAGTTGGGTTTGCGAGTACTTTGGGTTATTGGCCCATGTAATTCCGATAAACGACCTTAAGCCGCACGACAAGAGACCTGATTGCTGGTGCAAGCCAACCGAGGATTACGAAGCGGTTGGGCTGTATGTTCACAACAGTATGGATAGGCGCGAAGAATACGAGCAAGGAAAGCCGTTCAATTAGCCTGCACCAAAATCCCAATAGTCTCCCCCTCTTTAACTGGGGCGGATGACTGATGAACACAGAAGGCTTTGATCGTGTATTTCTTGCGGTCGATTTGGATCTCTGGCCCGAAGCAATGCATAAGGGATTCATGGTCCCGATGGACTTTGAAGGGGCTTTTCACGGCAAATTCAATACCGTTGGGCCTTTCGTATTTGCCGATTGAGTGGAGTTTGAGCACTGGAATGAACTAATGGGATCTGTTCTTTCGGTAAAGAACAGAGTTTTTATAGCTGGCCAAAGCTTCATCAATTAAAGAAGTGTCAGCATTTGGTGGCAACTGTTTTTTAGCGTGCTGAACTGCTTTGGCGAGTTTTTGGACAAGATTGATTAAACCCATCGGCCTACGGGGTTTCTTTTGTAGCTTAGACCAGCCTTTGTTGTGTGAGCCACAGCCGCGAACTTTGCCGGTAGTGACGGCGCTACCACTGGTGATTTTGTGATTGCCGCACTCACAAACAAACTCCCAAAGCCAACCACCGGTCTTCAGGGATTTTGAATGAGGCCGTAAAGCGGTTAGCCTGTGGAACTTCTGACCAGTTAAGTCACGCATTTTGTTTGCCATGCGTGAAATTATAGCAAATTCAGCAATCTATCCCAATTTATTTCAAGGGATAGCTTTTATAGCGCGGACTGAGACCAGTGTTGACGCACCGGCCCCAGTCCTTAACCCCACCCCTGCGTGAACAGGAGTAAGGAAAGTGATAGTAACCGCCCCCACACCCATCTGTATCAACCAAAAGGCTGAGGGGTAAACCCGTATGGCAGAGGAAGTAACCTTGCACACCCTGGATAAGCGAGTAGGGAACCTTGAGCAATGGCGGAAGGATTTCCCCGGCACGGTTGACCTTAAGATCCAGAACGCCGTTAACAGCGTGGTGATTAAGATCCTGTCAGGAATTGGGCTGTTGTTAGCGGCTCAGTCGGTGCTTGAGAAGGTGTTTGGACTGTGATCGCGCAGACGGAGGGAAGGGAGTAAGTGGCCCTCCCCAACAAGTACCAGCGCAGCGACGATTTAATACCATGGCTGGCGTTGCTTCATGATCAGATTTCAACTGATGAGTCCGAAGTAGGCCAGATACAGGATTCATTGGCCGGTTTTATTACCGGTTGTATCCCTTCCAATAACGGATCGGATGCTACAAACGACGTTGACTTCTCAGCAGGCTTTGCTTTTGACGGCACCCGTGGGTACACCATAGGCGCGAAGACAAAGCGAGCTGATGCTGTATGGGCGGCAGGATCGGGTAATGGCGGGAAGGCTTCAGGAGCCGCTGCATTTGGTGCCGGAGATTGGCATCTATTCGCACTGCTAAATCCTACTAGTGGCGCAACTGATTTTGGTTTTGACACCTCAGTTACTGCGGCCAATCTGCTCACAGACACAGGAACGGCTTTTACTGTAGCCAAGCGTGTAGGCTCATTGAGAACCGCCGGAGCAGCATGGCCTACTTTCTCGGCGAAAGAAATCGCTGTAGGGATTATTGAATATCTGCTCAAAACACCGGCTTTCGAACTCAACAAGGATTGGGCTGGAGCTGATGATACTGCACAAACTGGCACGTTGGCTTTTGTTCCTGGCGGGGTGCAGGTTAATGCGATTCTGGGAGCATTATTCCAAGACAACACGGCGTCTTCTAATTCTGCTTTGTTGGTTACCTCGCTTGATCAAAGCGACACTGCCGCAGACCAGTCATCTGTGTCACACGTTGCCAGTTTATCGTTGATCTCCAATGCTGGAGGAAACGCGAGAGCCTCGTGTATTCTCAAAGTAAGAACCAGCACCTCCCGAACATTCCGTTATCGTGGCGCGGGCACGACAGTAGATCATGCCGCATCGTTTTGTACGATGGGATGGGAGGACACAAGAATATGAAGTGGTACAACGCTTCAGCCGGTGTGATAGCCATGTGTGAGCAACTAGAACCCGTGTTGCAGAACGGGCAAATAAGGCGAGGCAAACAAAACGGTCAGTTCGTAGATGATCCGAAAGGACGTGACATTCTTCATAGAGTAATCCCAGGCCAGATTCAGGTTGCAGATAACGACCCGAGAGTAAATCCTGCGGGAAGATAACCTTTTGCAAAAGTAGCAAAGATAGCAATGGCGCGAGGATCAAAACCAGGTGAGCACAGGGGCGGCAGAAAGGCCGGGACCCCTAACAAGATCACCACAAGCATCAAAGAAGCTGTTCTTGAGACATTCAAGAACTTAGGCGGTGTTGCCCATATGACTTCTTGGGCACAAGAGAACCCTTCTGACTTTTACCGCATAGCAGCCAAATTAATACCTCAGCAGATTTCAGCGGACGTGAAGCACATCCACGATGTCAGCGACCTATCCGACTCAGAACTTACAAGTATCGCCACAGGACGCAGCCAAGGAGCTGCTACGAAGGCGGAAAGCCCGGACCAGGTTCACTGAGTTCTGCCGGTACATAGCTCCTGATGAGCCGCCGGCAAAGCACCATGAAATTCTCTGTGATGTACTTGATAAGGTAGCGGACGGCCTATTAAGGCGTGTGATGGTGTTCATGCCGCCGGGGTCAGCCAAGAGCACTTATGGAAGTGTGAGGTTCCCCGCGTATTACATCGGGAAGAAGACGCACAAGAGCATTATCTGTGCTTCCTATGGTGAGCATCTTGCCAACAATTTCGGACGGAAAGTCCGTAACCTTGTCAGAACCAAAGAGTACCAGAAGCTATTCCCGTTGAGCTTGGCAGAAGACTCGCAGGCTAAAGGGGAATGGGAGACGGATTCAGGCAACTCATATTTTGCCTGTGGTGTTGGTTCTGGGATCACCGGTCGAAGGGCAGACGTTGGGATCATTGATGACCCCGTTAAAGGCAGGCAAGAGGCTGATAGCGACACGGTTAGCTCAAATACCTGGGACTGGTATTTATCAGACTTCCTAACGCGGCTTAAGCCTGGTGCGGCTCAGATCATCATTCAGACACGATGGTCAGAGCATGACCTTTCGGGGCGAATCCTCCCGAGTGATTGGGATGGTGAGTCGGGCGAGTTCATAGGGACTGACGGGCAGTTATGGACTGTCATTTGCATACAGGCTCAAGCTGAAGCAGGGAAGAACGATCCACTTAATCGAAAGCCCGGAGAGTGGTTGTGGACTGACTGGTTTACTCCGGAGTTCTGGAAAGAAACTAAAGCGGCCCAGACAAAGAAAGACATTCGCAATTGGTCCTGCCTCTACCAGCAGAATCCAACCCCTGAAGACGGGACTTACTTCAAACGGGAGTGGTTCAGGCGGTACACACAGTTACCTGAAAACCTGAACATCTACATTACGCATGATGATGCGGTTACTGAGGTTGAGGAAGGGAAAGACCCGGACTTCACTGAGATTGGTGTCTGGGGTGTTGATCCGTTTGACAACATCTACGCAATGGATTGGAGGTCAGGACAAGAAACCTCTGATGTGTGGATTGAGTGGATCTGTGACCTCATAGAACGCTACGGGCCGTTTGTTGTTGTTGGTGAGGGCGGTGTTATCCGCCGCTCAGTTGAACCCACATTACAGCGCAGGATGCGCCAGAGAAAGACAATTTGCAGGCTTGAATGGCTTTCAAGCATCAACGATAAGCAAGCACGATCACGAAACTTTCAAGCCTTGGCTTCTCAAGGCTGTGTTTATTTCCCGTACACCGAGTGGGCCAATAAAGTCATTGAGCAATGTATCAAGTTCCCTGGCGGAACTCATGACGACAAGGTTGATGCGTGCGGGTTGATAGGCAGAGCAATTAACCAAACATGGGCACCGAAAGCACCCAAGCCCAAAGAACCACAGAAACCGATTACCGCAAGACCCACCCTAGGGGAAATGCTTGAACGACACGACCGAAAGCACAAGCGATCCGATTTATAACTACTGGATCAAGGAACTGGATGCCGAAGAGAAGGCGCATAAGGAGTTCCGGAATCAGGCTAAGAGAACGGTGGAACGTTACCGCTCGGAGAAGGATAAGAAGGCTAAATTTAATATCCTGTGGTCGAACACTCGGGTACAGCACTCTGCCGTTCTTTCGAGTCGCCCCAAGCCTGACGTAACTCGCCGTTACAAAGACCCCGACCAGTTATCCCGCGACATAGCTGAAGTAACCGAGCGTGCGCTGGCCTATTCCGTGGACGTGTACGATTACGACGGGCAGGCGAATTTGGCGGCTGATGATTATCTGATCGCTGGCCTTGCCCAGATGCGCATTCGCTACAAGCCGTATTTTGGCCCTGGCGAACCTCCGCGTATTCCTGTCATTGCTCAACCAGACGGGACCTACCTCCATGAGGACAAGGAAGTTGTTCCTGAGATTGATGAGCTGGGCCAGCCATTCATCCTTGGCGAGCCCCCTGAAGTTGTGGTTTACGAAGAAGTCTCGTGTGAGGCTGTGGCATGGGATCGCTTCAGATGGCAGCCTGCGAATAACTGGGAGAATGTCTTTTGGTGCGCCATTGAGCACTACCTGAGCAAGGAAGAGCTTGAGGAACAGTTTGGGGCTGAGAAGGCTGAGCAATGTCCTTTAGGCTACACCGAGGACGGCAACAAACTCAGCGAAACGGAACAGGATGGTAAGAGCCGCGCGAAAGTCTACGAGATATTCGACAAGCGTAAACGCAAGCTCATATTCATCTGTGACGGCTACAACCAGCCTTTAGGACAAGAAGACGACCCATTAAGCCTTGAGGGCTTCTATCCCTTCCCCAAACCCATGATGACCAATGTCCTCTCGGACAGATGTATTCCCACTCCGGATTACATCCACTACGAGGAGCAGGCGTTAGAGCTGGATGAGATTACCTCCCGTATTCGACACCTTGTAAGGGAGTTAAAGTGGAACGGGATGTACGATGGCTCGTTTAAGGAACTGGCTGATCTTGGGGGCGCTGGTGACGGAGATTTCAAACCGGTTGATGGTTGGAGCGAACGCTTTGCAGGAGCTCCTCCGGCGCTTGAGAATGCTATTGTTGTTCGTCCCTTGGATAAGTTGCGTCAGGTTGTAATTGACCTCTACAACGCCCGCGAACAGATCAAGCAGACGATCTACGAAATCACGGGTATCTCGGACATTATACGGGGATCAACGAAAGCTACTGAGACTTTAGGTGCGCAGCAGCTCAAGCAGCAGAATGCCTCGCTCGGGCTGACTCAGAAACAGAATGAGGTTGCCCGGTTCTTCCGGGATGTATACAGGTTGAAAGCCGAGGTTATTGTCGAGCAGTTCCAGCCCGAGACCTTAACCTTAATGACTGGTATTCAGGTCACACCTGAGATGATGGCGGTCATGAAGAATGACCTCTTACGCTCCTACAAGATCGACATTGAGACGGACTCCACGGTTGCCACTGATCAATCCGAGGAACAGCAGAACGTTATTGAATTGTTGGGGGCGGTTACGAGCTTTATTCAGCAATTCGCCCCGCTTGTTCAAATGGGTATCCCTCCTGAGATTGGCAAGGAGATGCTGTTGTTTGCCATTCGTAGGTTTAAGGGTGGCGATCAGCTTGAGCAGGTTCTTGAGAAATTGGGTGATGGCGCACCACAAATACCCGGTGTCCCTGGAGGCATGATTGATAGTCCTGGAGCAGCTCCCATCGATCCTGCAATGGGCCTCCCGGCAGCTCCAATGTAACTTTGGGCCTGCCTACACAATCGCCAATTTCAAAGATGGGAAGATTTCCTGTGTAGTTGTTTTTCACAATCAGAAGTTATCGGGTTGTGAGGTTTCAATTGTTTCAGAACGCGGATTAAGCAAAGGCTTTATCGAGATTGTTTTTGGGTACGCCTTCCAGCTTGCCAAACTGCGACGTCTTTCGGCTCTCATCGAAATATCAAACCAAGAATCCATAAATTTAGTGGAGAGGCTTGGTTTTGTTCGTGAGGGGTTACTAAGACACGCGGCAGATAACGGAAATGATTTGTATGTCTATGGCATGCTCAAAGAGGAATGCAAATGGGTAAGAAATCCGGCGGCAGCGCAAGCATGCCGTCCCCTCAAGAATATATCCCTCTAGTTAACGCTCAAGCTGCGGCAAACCGAGTCAACACATACACCCCTTATGGGAGCACGGTGTTTTCTCCGGCAGGGGGCGGTTCGTCTGGGGGTAGAAGGCGTACTACTGATGTGAGACCTGGCGGCGCTTCCCGTGGCGGGAAGATGGGGAGAATCCAGCAGTCCGGTCAGCAACAGTCGCGCGATCCTTCAAGGTCGGTTATGCCGATGCAATCCGTTACGACCTTTTCGCCGGAAGTACAAAGGCTTTTTGAGCAACAGGTTTCTATGGCTGGCGGCCCTGCTAATAGCCAGACCTTTAACCAAGATATAGAGCAAGCGACTTTTCGCAGAGCCATGAACCTGCTTGAGCCCGGCCAGCAGCAGCAGATGAGGGACTTCCAACAGACCATGGCTGATCGTGGATTACCCTCTGGTGGTGCGGCCTACGATAACGAATTCGCCAATATCAGCCGAGCACAGAACCAAGCGCGTGAACAAGCGGCATTGTCAGCAGTATTAGCGGGCAATGACGTTGCGGCCCGTGAGCGTGGATTGAACATGAGCGAGAGAGGCCAGCAGTTCAACGAACTTGCCTCCATCCTTGGCCAGAACCAGGTTGTCCCCACGTCCCCGGTGGATGTGATGGGACCTGCCAATATGGCTCTCAATCGCAATGTAGCCAACATGCAGAACCAGCAGGCGAAGAAATCCAGCGGTGTTAATGCCGGGACGAATCTAGGAGCTGCGTATCTCATGGGCTCAGACAGACGCCTCAAGGAAAACATCGTTCGACTTGGCGAGATGAGCAACGGCTTAAATATCTACGCCTTCAATTACAAAGACAATCCTGAGAGGACGATTGGGGTAATGGCTGATGAGGTTGAGTTAATCATGCCTGAGGCGGTGTATACCCGTTTCGACGGGTACAAGATGGTTAACTATGGGAAGGTGCTGAATGGTTAATTATCAGGGCCAATTAGATTCTATTGGGCGTCAGCGTGACTTTACCCAATCCATGTTGGGACAGGCTCTTGCTCCCCAACAGAACCAGACCGCATTGACCGGCGTTGCCCGCCTTCTGGCGGCTTATCTTGCCAATAAAAAAATGGGCTCGTTGGACGAGCAACACAAAAACGTAATGGGCCAGCAGAGCGAGGGTCGCAAAAACGAGCTTTCAAGAATCCTGAGCATGACCAAGGATCAGCCAGCTCACATGTTGCCTCCCGATCAAGTCGGCCCTTCAGCTCCGGCTCGCCCTGGCGTTCCACTGGCTCAGGCTCTTATGGGTTCTGAGTTGCCGGAATTCCAAGATATGGGCCTCCAAGCCTCGATTAAGGGCATGTTGCAGCCTGGTCAGGATACGCCGTCAAATGTCGCGGAGTGGAAATACTACAACTCGCTGTCTCCAGTCGATCAAAAAGCATACCTGAACATGAAGCGCTCGGGATTTGGGGCGGGCGGTGTTCAGTACACTGCGGGCGGTGAACAAATTGTACCTACTGGCAAGATAGCCGGGGACAAGGCTTATATTGCTGGTGAGGTCGAAGGCGCGAAAGAGAAAGCGCAGACCGACGCTGCGAAGGAGGCCAAGGGATCTGTTCTTGACTCAATGAATTATGTCATGAGCCAGTACGCGGACATCTTCCCCAAGATCACCACAGGCGGTCCGATGGGGGTTGCAGGGCAGGCCTCAAGAGTTCTGGATTCTCAGGACATTATGAGATTCGAGAACCTCAATCAACAGCTTTCTACGGAGCTGCGAACTGTATTCAGAATCCCTGGTGAAGGTACTCTGTCCGATAAGGAGCAGGCGCAGTACGGGCTTCAGTTGCCAAACGTTAAATACGATCAGGCAACTAACGAAGCGATCCTAAAAGATTTGCAGGCTCGTGCTGGTTTGCGTGCCGGTCAGCAGCCATCAGCTGGTGGTGGGATCAAATTTCTAGGATTTGAATAATGCCAATTGCCAAAATTCAATTACCTGACGGCCGAGTTGCAAAATTCGAAGTTCCTGAGGGAACAACCGAGCAACAGGTGCTCCAGTTTGCTAATCAGCAGTTTTCGCAGCCTCAAGCCGAGAAGATCAATCCCACTGATGACATGTCCTCCGGCCAGCTTCTAGCCGCCGGAGCCGGAAAAGCTGTTGCTGATGTCGGCCGAGGCTCGAAACAGATGCTTGCCGAGAAAGGCAACAGAATGAATCTTGCTCAAGCCTTAAGCCCACAACAGCAAATGACAATGCAGGCATGGGGTAAGGGCGACCGGTTGCAACAGAAGGTTATTCCGGATGAAGGTTTGGCGGGGATTAATAAAGAGATTGCAGATTCCAGAAGACTGGACGCTCCATTGATGGATACCGGATGGGGCACGACAGGAAACATAGGCGGGAACGTCCTCATGACTTTGCCCGCTCTTGCGATCCCGGGCGTGAACACTTACACCGGGGCTGCTGCTATGGGGGGGGCTGTGGGCGCTCTACAGCCAACAACCGAAGGAGAGTCGCGCGGAGTAAATACGCTTGTTGGCGCGGGGGCTGGCCTGGCCGGCCAAGGCATTGGCTCCGCTATTGGTAAAGCTGTTAACGCAGCAAAGGGCAAAGTTTCTCAGATCGAGGGTGCTGTAGCAGAGAAGGCTGCCGCCCAAGCTGCCGCTGAAACTGCTAGCGCGAGATCCGCTGCCGGTAATGCCGCACAGAATGCTTATCGACAATTGGAACACCTTAGAGAGCTTGGAGCTTTGCGTGGCTTAACGGCCGAGGAAGCACAGATAGCTGCCCAGTTAGAGCAAGAACTTGCTGAGAAAGCTGCTGGTAAGTTAATGCCTGCTGCTGCCGAGAAAGAAGCAACTGCTAAGGCATACAAAGAAGCGATGGATACGGAAGCTGATCGCGCCGCAAAGATTGCTGCTGAAAAACTCAGTGGCAAAGAAGCCAAGGGCCAGCTAATGGCGCGGGTTAAGCGTTATGGACCTGCCGCTGTCGGCGGCATGGTTGGGAATATGATTTTCCCAGGTCTTGGCGGCTCGGTGGGCGGAGCTGCTACGGGGCTTGTATTGCGCCCGGCCCTGCGTTCAATGGCTAATCTGTTGAAAAACCCGGCTGTTCAAAGACAAATGCTTATGCCAATCGCTAACTCAACGGCGGCAGCAAATCCTAATTTGCCACTGGCGTTAGCTTTAATGAATTCCTCAGTTTACGCGGGTCAGCAATAGCCTTTTCAGTTTGCCATCCGGCAACCAGCGTTTGACCGCATAAACGGCAGGCGCAAACACGAAAAAAGCCAACAGCAATAAGACGAAGGGTCGTACCAGCAGGGCGATCCAAAGTGTTTCCATTTCCGGAGTCTGCCATGCCCCTTTACGTTTATCAATGCGAGAAAGGCCATACGACCGAGGCTTACCGGTCGATTGCTGAGATGGACGACTGCCCAGCCTGCGAATGTGGGCTCGGAACTAAAAAAATCATTACCCCCGTGATGTTTAACGCTGGCTTTCTGGGCAGTACGCGCTGCCCTGGCTATGTCTGCCCTGTAACTAAAGAGTGGGTAGAGACCAAGAGAAAGCGCCGGAACATCATGGATAAACACGATCTTGTCGAGTACGCGGGCAAAAGACCCGAACGACCCGAAGCCTAATCCCCCTTAAACCTGGAGCACCACAATGGCAGACACTGCTGAGCAGTCAGTCTCATTGAGAGACGATTTGTCCAAAATTTATGACGAGCAGAGCGAAACTGAGACCGAAGAACCAGTAGAGGCAGCCGAAGAAGAAGCGCCAAAGGAAGGGCGCAAACGGGATGAATCAGGGAAGTTTGTAAAGGCCGCGCAGGCTGAAGAAGAAACCGAAGAAGTAGCCGAGGCCGCAGAAGAACAAGAAACCGAGGAAGTAGAGGCTGAAGCCGAGGCTGAGCCCGGTTTGGAGCCTCCTCAGCACTGGTCCGCTGAAGATAAAGCGGTGTTTTCCAAGCTTCAGAAAGAGGGCCAAGAATTTCTACTTCGCCGCCATAAAGACATGGAGGCGGACTACACGCGAAAGACTCAAGAAGTCGCGGATGTAAAACGTTTTAGGGATAACGTCGATCAATTGTTCACACCGTATCGCAATCAGTTCGCGATGCACGGTCTGGATGACGTCGGCGCTATTCGTTACCTGGTGGGGTGGTATTCATCGCTCCAACAGAACCCCGCCCAAACGCTGATGCGTTTAGCGGCGGATTACGGTGTGGATTTTACGAAAGAAGCGGAAGCCATAGACCCGAAGGTTCAGCCGATTCTGAATAAGGTCCACGCATTAGAATCGCAAATTGCTCAAGCCCAACAGGCCCAGCAAATTCAGGTCAACAACTCTCTTTTAGAGCAAGTCAATTCCTTCCGGGACGCGAAGGACGAAAAAGGCAATCTCAAGCATCCTCACTTTGAAACGGTACGCCAAGACATGTCCGTGCTGATTGAAAGTGGGCGCGCCAAGACGTTGGACGATGCGTACAGCCTTGCCGTTCGTTTGCATCCCGATATCTACGACAAACAAGTCGAGCAGTCCATTCAGCAAAAGCTGAAAGCTACTCAGGTGAAGGATCAAGACGCGCTCAAACAGAAAGCGGTACAGGCCAAGAAGGCAGCCAGCGGAATCCGGAGCGGTAGTGCGAGTGTGGAAAAACAAGGCCCGAAAACTCTTAGAGCGCAACTAAGCGAACTCTACGACCAACAGGCCACATCCTAACCTAACTCCCTGGAGACACCATGGCAACTATAAACATTGGTGAAATGGTTACGGTCACGCTCCGCAACAGACGCAAAGAGCTGGCCGATAACATCACGAACCATAACGCCCTGTTTCTCCGGCTGAACAAGAAAGGCAATGTTCAACCGGCGGACGGGGGCCGAGAAATCGTTGAAGAACTGGAATACGCCGAAAACGGTACGGTGGGTTGGTACTCTGGCTATGATCAGCTGGATATTACCCCGCAGGAAGTTTTCGACGCCGCGACCTACGACTGGAAACAGCTGGCAGGTACGGTGAGTATTTCCGGCCTGGAGGAACTGAAGAACTCTGGTAAAGAGCGAATCATCAACCTCCTGGAAAAGCGCATCAAGAACCTGGAAAAGAGCATGAAGAACGCCGCAGCGACTGCGGTGTATGCCAACGGCACGACCGACCCCAAATCCTTGGGTGGTCTGCGTCTGTTGGTGGCTGATGACCCGACCGCCTCATCGACGGTTGGTGGCATCAATCAAGCTACTTATACTTTCTGGCGCAATCAGTACTCCGCGGCAGCAGCTACCAGCGCGAACAACATCGCATCCCGCTTGAATTCGCTTTGGCTGTCATGCGTGCGTGGTACGGACAAGCCGGACCTCTTGATTGCTGACTCGACTGAATACACGTTCTATCTGGATTCCTTGCAAGACCTGCAACGGTTTACCAGTAAGGAAATGGCTGGCGCTGGCTTTACATCCCTGATGTACCAGACAGCCGACTTCGTGTATGACGATCAATGCCCCGCCAAGCACGTCTATCTGTTGAATACGGACTACATTTACCTCCGTCCGCATTCGCAGAGACAGTTCGTTACGCTCGATGAACGTAACTCCCTCAACCAAGACGCCAAGGTGATCCCGGTGGTTTGGGCAGGCAATATGACCTGTTCGAATCGCTCGCTCCAGGGCGTCATGATCGACGATTAAGGAGAGAAATCATGGCATATAAAATCCGAGATCTGGTTTTGGGCGCTCAGGCTATCGCCGATACGAGCACGACTCAGCAGCATGAGTTGGGCACAATCGTAAATGCTTACGATTCGACGTATGGCTTTGGCGAGTTTATCTACCTCAAAGGCGTTGCGAGTACGGCAGTTGGTTCGTTGGTGACTTATAACACCAACAGCTATACGACCACACTTGCAGCTGTTGGGACCAATAAAGCGCAACCCATTGCTGTTGCGATGTCCGCTAACGTTGCCAACCAATATGGTTGGTATCAGATCAGCGGTATCGCGGTAATGAAAAAGACCTGTACGGTATCTCTGGCCGCAAATGCTGCGGTTGGTGTACTCACGACCGGTCTGGTTGCGGGTACTGGTTCGGGCAAGGAAATCCAGGGCGCTCTTGTGGCAGCCGTGGCTTCCGCGACCGCTGGCCGCACTACTGTTCAAGTCGTCATCAATCGTCCTCATATGCAAGGACGCGTCAGCTAAGGCTGATTTGGGGAGGCTTCACGGCCTCCCCTTTCTTTCCAATTTTCAACTAATTCACCTCCCGGAGGATGGATGCGCCTTCCTTATGCGAACGTTCAGTTAAAGCATTGGAACCCGGGGGCAAAGATGCCCCTTACTCTCCCGGTTCACCTGATCTGCAATACATCGGATGAACAGATTTATAACAACATCCGAATCAATTCCAGAAATCATAGTAATTGGGTAAGGCTGGAAGATGCGCATGACGGGGTTGCGATTCTCTGCGGGTCTGGTCCGAGCCTTTCCGATTACCTGAACGAGATTCGAAACAAGCAGAAGAAAGGCGGGAAAGTCTTCGCCATGAATGGCGCCGCGAAGTTCCTAAATGAAAACGGGATACTTCCGGACTATCAAGTCATCATTGACGCAAGACCCGAAACGGCAACTCTCGTAGGGCCCGCCAATGAATATTTGTTTGCCTCTCAGGTTGCTCCAGAGACCTTCTCTAAAATGCCCACCGCCCGGTTGTGGCATTTGCAGGTTGAAAACATTGATTCACTGTTACCTGAGTACAACCAAAGCTATTGCTTGATCGGTGGCGCGGCCTCCGTTGGGAATACCGCCACTTGTCTCGCATACGCCATGGGATATCGTAACCTCGAAATCTACGGTTATGACTCCAGCCACAAAGAGGGCAGAGGCCATGCGTTCCATCAGTCATTAAATGACGGTGACCCGTGCTGCGTCGTGAATTTCGCAGGGAAGGAATATACCTGCTCCTTAACCATGAAACTCCAGGCCGAGAAGTTCATGGAGACTTCACGAGCGCTCAGGTCTTACGGCTGCAAGATCAATGTCCATGGTTACGGCCTTCTCCCGGACATGTACAACGCCAAATTAGAGAATTTGTCCGAGGCCGAGAAATACCAACTGATGTGGAATTACCCGGAATACCGGCAAGTGGCACCGGGCGAGGACTGTGTAGAGAAATTCCTTGAGATCGTGAAACCCTCCGGAAACGTCATTGATTTTGGGTGTGGTACTGGTCGGGGAGCTTTAAAGCTTCACAACTCAGGTCTCGAAGTGCTTTTGGTGGACTTCACAAGCAACTCCCGAGATCCCGAATCCTCGCACCTTCCGTTTGTTCAATGGGATTTATCCGAAGCGATGCCGTTTAGGGCCAAACATGGCTATTGCACTGACGTCATGGAACACATCCCGCCGGAGCAGGTTGAGGTAGTAATTAAAAACATCATGGAGTGTGTGAACGACTGCTTTTTCCAAATCAGTCTTGTGCCTGATGTCATGGGCGAGTTGATTGACCACCCGTTACACCTTTCAGTCCATCCTTGTAAATGGTGGGTAGAAAAGTTCGAGTCGCTCGGGTTTAGCATTAAGTGGGGAATGGATCAAGAGCATACCGCATTGCTCTATGTGTCCTCATGATTGCTCAATCCGTTAACACCAGACCACGGGACAGGGCGAGAAACATCGAAATCAATACAAGCCGGGGGCTCCCAGAGGTCGTCAGTTTAAAGCCTCACGGTCGGCAAATGGTTATTGTGGGCGGTGGACCTTCGCTTAAAAACCAGTTACCTCAGATTCGTTATCGCAAGGCAAAGAAGGCCGAAGTCTGGGCTACAAACGGAACGCACGATTACCTGATTTCAAAAGGGATCGTACCCGACTACATGGCGATGTTGGACGCTCGGAAAGAGAGCGCGAGTTTTGTCCAGAATCCACGGAAAGATGTTACCTACTTTATCGCTTCCCAATGTCACCCTTCGGTGTTGGATTCCCTGAAAGACTGCAAGGTTGTTCTCTGGCACAACCACGAACCCGAATTACAAGACACGATTCTCAAGTATTCCAAGTCACCAGAAGTCCTGATGATTCAAGGAGGAAGCACGATAGGGCTTCGTTTGATGTGTCTTGGTGCTGCGTTGGGGTATCGAACCATTCACCACTACGGAATGGACAGTAGCTACGAAGACTACCACCACGCATTCCCTCAACCCATTAACGACGGGGAGGAGCGTCTTGACGTTGAGTTCAACGGGAAGAAATTCACTTGCTCGCCTTGGATGTTAACTCAGGCAGAAGACTACCAAAAACAAATTGAAGCACTCGAAGGAGCCGGTATTCGAGTGTACGCCCACGGGACCGGTTTAATTCCTTTCATTCACCAACAGCACATAGGAGCAAACTATGCCAGCTCATCCTGATACGTACGCCCGTTTTTACACTCATCCCCAGCTTCAGGGAGATGGATCTCACAAAGATAAGGTGTATGTCGAGATTTCGATTCGAGGGAATAAAAACACCTCATTTTCAAGAGAGGTTATTGACGAGGATAAGATCAATTACCCCAAAGCCTGGGCAGCGTATCAAAGCAACAGCCCCGATTTAACTGACGGCAATCCGATTTCCGTGCTCCCCGGCGTTGGTCCTTCTCAGGCGATCAACCTGAAAGCGCTGGGTGTGTACTCAATTGAGGATCTTGCCAATCTGGGCGAACCCGGAATCAACAACATCCCCGGCGGCAGAACTCTCCAGAAACGCGCAAAGGCTTACCTTGAAGCCTTGAGTGTTGAGGCTGAAGCGGAAGAAACGCCTTCTCCTGTAAATGTCTCCGCGTTGAGCAACAACCCAAATGTAGAACCCGCACCAAGAAAGAAGCCCGGCCCGAAACCCCGTGTAATGGCTGAGGAGATTGACTAAGTGAGTCTGTTAACGATCTGCCAAGATGCGGCGGCGGAAATTGGTTTTCCTGAGCCGTCCACGATTGTTTCAAATTCTGATGCGAACGCAAATCAGCTATTGAGGCTTGCGAATCGGGAGGGGAAAGCATTATCTAAAGCTGCGCCTTGGCAGGCGTTAAGAACTATTCACACATTTACGTTGGCTACAGGGGATCAAGATTACGTCCTGCCAACAGATTTTGGGTGGATCATTCCTACCACGATGTGGAATCGTTCGACCAGTCGTTACGTTCTAAATCCTGTTACCCCTCAAGAGTGGGAATTCCTGCAAGCGTGGTCCGGACCCACAGGGTTAAACCTGTATGCCCGCATCCATGGTAATCAGGTTGTCTTTCAACAGACGATTACCTCCGCTGAAAACGGGCAGACGATTGCCTTTGAGTACATTTCAAATAAGTGGTGCCAATCCTCTTTGTCTGTTGCCCAGGCAGCATGGGCTGCTGATACGGATACCGCGAAACTCGACGAGGAATTAATAACACTTGGTGTCGTTTGGCGATTCAAGAAAGCCAAGGGCCTTGAGTGGGAATCGGACTTTCTGGAGTACGAAAACCAGAAAAAGAAAATGATCGCTCGTGATGGTGGTATGAGAAACCTTTGCTTTGGCGACTCTTACACGGGTTCTCCTGCGGGCGCGAACATACCGGATCAGGGCTATGGCTAGAATTAAAGCTGTCCCTGCGCCTACGGGCGGTTGGAATGCCCGAGATTCCCTTGATCAAATGCCTGAATCCGACGCCATCCTGTTAGAGAACTGGATTCCTCGGGCGGGTCGGTGTGAGTTAAGGAAAGGGTTTTCTCAGTACGTCTCAGGCCTGGGTAATGATGTCCGAACCCTTGCGGCTTATGACGGATTTGGAACTCGTAAATTCCTTGCGGCTGCGAATGGGAATATTTGGGATATATCGACCTCAACCCCTTCCAGCTTGGTTTCGTCCCTGACCAATGATTACTGGCAGACGATCAATTTCGACGGAAAGTTGGGATTAGTCAACGGGGCGGATAATCCCAAAACCTATGACGGCTCCACCGTCTCGAACATGACTGTTAGTGGAACAGGGCTCACCGTTACCAATCTCGTCAATATCTCGCAATTTAAAAGCCGGTCCTACTTCTGTGAAAACAGCTCACTCTCGTTTTGGTATTCGGCTGTTAACACTTTGGGAGGGGCTTTAACTGAATTCCCATTAGAACGCGTTACCGAACGCGGCGGTTATCTCATGGCCACAGGAACTTGGACCCGTGATGCGGGGAGCGGGCCTGATGATGTGTTTGTGGCTGTCACTTCAAACGGTGAAGTCATCGTTTATCAAGGATCAGACCCAGGAACCTCCTATTCATGGTCCCTCGTCGGACGTTACCACACCGCGCCCCCGTTGGGGCGTAGATGCCTTCTGAGAGTAGGTGGTGAGTTAATCATTCTGACCAAAGACGGCTATGTCCCCATGTCCGCAGTTATTAATGGATTGAGGGGCAGCAGTAAAGCAACCGTCTCAGACAAGATCCGAGGGCAGGTTGTTGAAGACGCGCAGAATTACGGAAGCAATCAAGGCTGGGAGGGCGTTTTTTATCCCCGTGGTGGCCTTGCTCTTTTTAACGTTCCGGTAGCGGTTGACCTCACTTACGTTCAGCACGTTGTAAACACTTCTGACAACCCCGGCGCATGGTGCAAGTTCACCAACTGGAACGCCCGGTGTTTTGGGATCTACAACGACCGCCTTTATTTTGGCGGGGATGGGACGGTTTATCTTGCAGATGACACCACAAGAAGCGACAACGGGGCAGCGATAGCCGCTGACGGGAAACAAGCGTTCAACTACCTCGGAAGCAGAACCAATATTAAACAGTTTACCGGCTTGAAGCCCATTATGTCTGCGGACGGGAATTTAACTGTTTCTACAGCCTTCGCCGTCGATCAAGGAAATTACTCCGACTTTTCTTCTACCTCAATCACCGTCAGCTCCGGCGCATCTTGGGATACCGGAACCTGGGATACAGACGACTGGGCGGGGAGTTACAACCCGATTAACTATTGGGCCCCCTGTAACAACATTGGTTACAACGTCTCCGGAAGACTGAGAGTCTCCGTTTCCGGTCAGGACGTTCGCTGGTTTGCAACGAATTACATGTTTAACCCTGGAGGACTCCTCTAATGGCTTGGAGTGGCGGTACTTTTACAAGAACAAATGGCGTAAATACCGGAGCAACAACCTGGGCAACCGATGCGGCTGCCGGAGTCAAAATCCGGGCTGATCGGCATGACACCCACGATCAGGATTTAGCGACTGGGATTAATCAATGTATCAACAAAGACGGCTCAAATACTGCTACCCAGTTGAATGTAGATAATCTGCGGCTAGATGGGAACACGATTTCATCAACTAACACTAACGGGAATATTGAACTGTCGCCAAATGGAACCGGGCTCGTTAACATTGCTGCCGCCGGGGACTTGGCTATTGCTGGCACGGCGATAACATCTACAGCTACCCAAATTAATAACGCCACGGCAACGACTGCTACCACGGCAGAATTAAATACCTTGGCCGGATCTACATCCGGCTCATATACCGGAACTGCGACTGGGCTTACCACCTCCCCAACCGTTACTGTTAACTATAAAAGAGTTGGCAATATGGTCTTTGTTGAAACTCGTTCGTCTTTGACTGGGACTAGTAATGCTTCAACTTTCACCATTACAGGGGCACCCGCTGGGATTACACCAGCGTCCGCAACCGGCGAGGGAATAGTTCAGGTTTATGACAATGGAACAGGGCAGGCTGGGACCGTATTTATGGAGAATACGGGGGCGTTAACTTTTGGCAGGGTGTCAGATGCGGCCTTTACAACTTCAGGAACTAAAGGCGTTGGCGGGTTTACATTTTCTTACATGGTAAGCGTTTAATTCCATTCGCAGTCCCAAATCTCGTTTGGAATGTGGTTTTTGTGCCACGTATGATTTGTATCAACATCGTTAGAAAAAAGAATGTGATGGATAAATTCGTGCTTCCATTCCCTGCGGAATAGGACCGACGAATTAGAGGAATCAAGCCCCATAAAAGGGATAGCGTAATTCACGCAATAAACGCCGAACCCGGTTACATCACACATGGGGATAGTTGTCAGGTCTTCTTTTATGATCACTGGCGGCCCTGGTACGAATTCATAATCATTTCTTCCTAAAGCGATATACCCGTCTGAAACACACTGCGAGACTTCAGCATACCAAGTATCTATATCCCAGACTTGCGGGATGGTGTGCCCATTGGTTTCTATTTGGATGCCTTCGGGCGTTGCTACATCAAATTCGAATGGATAAAAGACAGGCTCTGGCTCTTCATCTGGTGGAGAGTTATTGTTGCCGCCACTACTACCACCTGAGCTGTGTTTACAGCCCGCGACCAAGAGAATAGTAAGCAGCAGGTATCGCATCACTACCAGTATGACCCACCCGTTGTAATTTGCAACATGCTTGGGTGTGGTTACGCTATATATAACCATTTCCGAAACTATCGCCTAAGTGGTTGAATGTTATAAGATGCATTCATTGGTTTTTCGATGTGTTTTTTAGCGCCAAAATCTAACTTAACTAGTTGATTTTTATGTCAAAAGTGAATGTTTTGTTTGTCTGCATGGGAAGCAAACGCACAGCTAAATTTCTCGGGTAATTTTATCATTTCCAAAATTATTCTGAAATCTGTTTATAAACGACGGTCATCCACTCCGCCTGTCTCGGGTCCGCATAGACCTCTGTCATCCTCGCGTGCTTATGGCCAAGCAGGGATTGCGTGTCGATGCCTTGCTCGCTGTAGAGCCGTTCTGAAAGCGATCTGATTTCATAAAAGGGCGGGGCTTCCTTGCCGGGCCACTCCAGATCCGTCGCGTCCCTGGCGTCTGCAAACCCATGTGCAAGCCGGGAGTTACTGATCGGGCTCCCGAGCGGCGCGTTACCAAAAGGTATTGTATGGTGAAGGATGTATCGTGTTGCCACCTGCGATCGGCATTGCTCAATTACTTCTCCGACACTCATCCCGATAGCCTCAAGACGCAGATTCAGCGGTATTTTGACCAGCGCTCCTGTTTTCTGCTGGACCACCCAAAAGAAGCCATCATGAACATGAGCATAGGGCGGTGTCCCCTTTGGGTTGTGCTGATACTCCTCCCATGCCTTATACCAGTCCCGTCCGCGTTTGAATTGAGCGGTTACTAAGTCACACGGCCTCTGAGCGGTTACCAGCGCTAAAAGCATGCTGTTGGGCATCCAAGAGCCGCGTTTCTCGGCGATCTTTCTTGCAGACTCCAGTATTGCGTTGAACGATTCCAGAACCAGCCTGGCACGCTTTACCTTGGCCTTTGGGCGCTCGACGATTTCAGCGGGATTCGGGTGCGAGCTTGGAATCGTGCCCTTAGAATAAGCCTTCTTCCAGAGATCAATCATTACACTTCGGAGTGCCTGAGCGGTTCGGTGCTTTCCCTGGGCTACAAGCGATTGGAGCAGGGCGTCCATATCCGGAACGCCTATTTCATGAAAGGGTTTGTTTTTAAAAAACCGAATCGCCGTGTTAACCAAGCTCTTGCGCATTTTCAGCGTGTTGGCAGCAAGCTCAGAGCTTTCCAGTTTCGTCAGGTAGTTAATCGCGAAGGCGTCGAAAGGTGTTCCGGGGAGCTTCTTGGGTGAGGCGATAATATCGGAAATGATTTGCTCAGCGCGTTCCTGAGCGACGATGGCATTGAGTTCTTTCGCCCGCCGGATTGCAGTCGCCTTGTCATCCGGGCATTTCAGGGGCTTTTCAATTCCATTCCTTGGATCGCGCCAGAACCAATAGACGACAATTCGGCCGCCCGCGACTTTGCGGGGCTTTGGGTTCAGATTATCCGGCAGATCACGCCTGCCGGCGCTTCTGGGTCTTCCCACTGATAATGTCATTGACTATAGGGTCCTCGGACTTTAACACGTGAATTGGCCCAATGCTCGGGATTCTGGCTTTCCTTATATAGACCGCATCACTATCAACCCGGTACTCACGGCCTATCAATACCGGTTGCGGTGATATATTCCCGTTTCTGGCCCAGGAACGCAGGGTGCCAATGGGCGGGGGAGGGTCGAGCCCCAGGCTTTTTACAGCCCAATCTGTAAGGGTCAATCTACTCACTCACTCCCCCGTCCAGCCTGCAATAGCTCGGGATGCTCGTGGATGTTGCCGATTACGGAAAACTCTCCGTACTGTACGCTTCTTACGTATTGCCATAACTGGAGAGAGCCATTTCCGGAGTTACGATTAGTGTCGGTGACGTTCCAAGCAAACCATCCGGAATATTTGACGCTCCACTCCACGACATGGTGAATCGGCTCTGCCGGATCATTTGGTGACTCCAGAATATCCCCCTCAAACACGTCCACGCCGCTCTTGTCCTTCAGGCCAATCCATTGCATGAGCTGCCCCATTTCCGGGGTGAAGAAATTGTCTATAAAGTTCGAGCGCTCTATGTAGACCTCATTACCAGCTTTCACGGCTCTCAAGCGAATGCTGAAGTTTTCGCGGTCTTGATAAATCATCCGCTTGCCATCCCACGCCCTGAATTTAATTTGTCTGCTCATTCCCCCTCCATCTTCATAATCCTGACGCAATCAACCAGTGCCTCGGGGAGGGTGTTGTATCTGTGTTCCTCGGTTCCTGAGTTTTTTGCGTTTTGAAATCTACGGTACGCATAGCAATATTTTGAACCTGCTTTAAAGTTCCAGCCTTTGGCTTCAAGCGCCGCACGCGTAGCGAGTTGGTCTTTGGTATTTTCAAGACTGAAATCCAGCATTCCGTGCTTCGATACAATGCGGCCGTCTGGCTCTGCGATCCACTCAATGTGCGGGTTCACAAACTGCGCCACCTCAAGCGTCATCTTCACCCACTCGGTTTTGGTGCGCGGGGGTTTCATTTATCCATCCTGCCGGTTTTGATTTCTTTGCTATTCATCATCAATCCACTCCGCAAAAACCGGTTGAACAATTAACTTATCACGGTCTTTTACACAGAAATTCTCACCAGCAGAGTTATATATTTGCATCTCTGCCGCGTATTCTGATTTAAAGCAAAGCTGACCCTCGTAAACAAAGAACCCAGGAGGACATTCCCCCAGAGGTATAGGCCATCCATCTGGATTTAAAATGAGCTGTTTCACCCTCTCTCTCCTGTGTGCTCAAGGAGGGCGCAGATAGCAGCGGTGAGGATGTTGGGGCATACTCTTGTTGATTTAACTTTAAACTGTGTTTGCCAATCCCCATCTGGAACCATGTAATCAATGCTGTAACCCAGACCCCCGTGGCAATTGAGCTTACAAACACCATCCATCGCTGCAACGTGCATCATTACTTCCAACGCCTGCGCCTTCTCTTGGTCGGTGCCATCGAGTTTTGGCTTAAATGGAATGATTTCGCCGGTGTATGTCTTTCTGAGGACCTCCCAGCCAGCAGGTAAGATGCAGCCTTTGTCGTGGTAGCTTTGGATAAACCACCCAAAATCAGGATAAACCTTCTCCGCCACCGCTTTCATTTGCTCTGCTGTAAATTCCATCATTCCTCCAAATACACCGGCAGGCCGGATACGGCACTGACGGCCTTTAATAGGAGCATGGGGAAGGATTCGTCCTTCAGAACTTCAAGCCTTCCATTTGCTTTTACACCAACGCCTCTGGGCACCCCTTCGACCTTATGAAATAACCAGCATCCATTCTTCTCATCCATCAACGCCAGCATGAGGGCTTCGCGGTCTGCCGGGCTGGCAAATGGATCGAATTCCCTAAGACCGTCCTCGTTGTCTGCCGGAGCAAACGCGCATTTATCTGTTTCGTGATACCAGTATCCGGCATCCTCGGGCAGAATCTGAATACATTTCCTTATCAGCTCCGGATTCACCCTCCTTATTTCGAGTGGTTGGGGGTTAATCTCGCTCATGCCAATACCTCGAATTTGGGTCAACGCCATTTAGCGCAAGTTCAACGTCGGCCAGCGCCTGCCTGTATCCTCCAGCATACCCTTCGGTAGATAATCCTCTACCGTAAAAACTTTCGTTGCGCTCAGCCATTTCCTTGCGGACACGGTCTTGCGCCTTCCTTAACTGTCGTCTAATGCCTTTAGCCATCACTCTTCTCCAGTAGTTCGCTCAATAAGTGCTCTATTGCGTTCGTGTCTCCGGTGGCTTGGGCTGCGTTTAACCGTTCCATATGCTGTTGCCAATCGTTATTCACAATTCCAAAATCCGGATTTGGCATTGTGATAGTTTCGCGGTACGCTTTTTTCCGTTCCTCAATCATCCTCGCGGTCGTCTGGGTGAGTTTGTCCTTGTCATACAAATTCTCTTCGGGTCGCCATGATGCAATCGATGCGATTGACTCCCCGGGGAGGCAAGTCTCCGCAACGCGTTTTCTCCGCTCCGGGCTCAGGGGTTTTTTCGCCCGGACATTAATGCTCAATGTCATTACTGCCTCCATCTGGACAGATTTCGGTTTCGCTTAGGGCCGCACGGTTCGGGCTCCGGCCGTATCGTTACATCAGGTAGCGGCGGCAGTGGCTCGATGGCCATCTCATCCATTTCCACAACCTCAACTTTGTATCCTGCATTCGTTAGAACTTGGGCAACCTCTTCGATTGAGGAGATCATAACTATTTTCTTTGTCACGAAGCCTCCCCGCCGGTTGGCGATGGGGGAATGAACTCCTTCCAGTGAGAAACGTAAGCTAGGTCCTTAAAATGCCCGTGTGCAGCATTCCCATATTTCACGTAACGCGTTTTACCCCAAAGACCTGAGTATTCGCTGTATGCTAGAACATCGAAGCTTTCGGACATGCCAATAAAGTCTTCGCTTGGCTCGATGAAGCTCACAAATTCCGGCAACCTCTCAGCCACCGGTATCCACACCCCCTCTGTGGCTCGGGTGTTCATGTGGTCGGAGCATGCTTTCAATATAATCTTCCAGGCATCCTCGGTGCTTATGTGATGCCACTCGCGATCCTCAAGAACCGCTGCAAGCTCGCTGCAATCAAGCCCACCACGATCAGCTAAGCCCTGAACAGTCTGAGAATGGTTTGTTCTGGCTTGGCCCTCGTGTGCCTTTACCAGATCAAAAGGGACATAGGCGACAGTTCTTAGCTGGCCCATTACGGGGAACATTTTCATCCGCGCTAAATCACTCATCACATCTCCTCGCATATCGCCAGGGGGTTAGAACTGGATGTCGTCATCGAAGCCGGGATCACTGCTTGGCGTCTGGTCGATTGCCCGCTCAGGCTCTGACCTTTCTGACCGCTCGCCTTTGCCGCCCAACATTTGCATATCACTGGCCACAATCTCGGTGGTGTAGCGATCTTGGCCGTTCTTATCCTGCCACTTACGAGTCTGTAACCGACCCTCAACGTACACTTGCGATCCTTTGCGCAGATACTCGCCCACAACCTCAGCCAGTCTCGCGAAGAAAATAACCCGGTGCCACTCGGTTTTATCCTTCTTCTCGCCCGTGGCCTTGTCTTTCCAAGATTCAGTTGTGGCGATACTGACGTTAGCCACGGCTGACCCTGAGGGCATGTACTTTACTTCTGGGTCTTGGCCAAGATGACCGATAAGAATGACTTGATTGACGCCTTTTGCCATTACGCTGCCTCTATTAAGTAGTTGCTGTTCAAAATAGTTTCTTTCGTTTCTTTAATTAACTGCCTGAATTCATCTAGCCTTGTATTTACCATGTTGAATTCCTGCCCAAAGTCTCGGGCCTTCAACCTGACAATGTAAAGCCGCTTGTCTGGTGGAAACTCGGGGCAGAAACTCACAAAATCAATCCACTTCCTTCCGGGTATCATCATGTTTCCAACAAGCTGCCACTTGTAGGACGGGTCGTAACTTTGCCTTCTGATCCGCTCATAGTGGATCGATGGTATGGCGCATTTAATTTCTATTGCTCCGTCTTCGCCGATCAGGCCGTCCGGAGATGAGCCAATATCGCCGCGATAGAAGAAGCCGCCCCTTTTAACCTGGGTAAAGGTTTCGGCTTCATAAGCCATTCGCGCCAAGTGTTCGTCCTCGTGGCCCCGATCCATGTGCTCGTTCGAGTATCCTTGAGGTTGTGGTTTACCGGTTATCTGGCCAAGCGCGATACTTACCGCGTATTTCTTTGCCGGATCACCGAAGGCCTTTCCGTAGTTGGCCATAACGCACCCTAGGGCACTGCTGGTTATCTTGCCGACCCTAAGCAAGTCCCATTCCTCGGAGTTATGATCGACATCAACCCATTCAGCCAGCATTGGCAACTGCTCCTGTTGGTGCCGTCTCTGCTTTTACCAGTTCAATAATTTGTTTTTGGTGCTCCTCGCTAAGAGTTGCATGTTCCAGAACTTTGTTAAAGTTGCCGTCTCGCCTGTAGGCAGCTATGGCGTTCGGCCACGCTTTGCTCCCTGGTGTAACAACCGGTTTCTTAATGACTGGTGGATCGGGGCTGATTCTGACGCCGCCGACAACTTCTCCTTTGAGCTTCGCAGACGGGTCAATGTATAATTGCACGGGAATATTTACCCAATCCTCAACAAATGCACTGCCGCCACAAAGGCCCTTCATAACCTTTGAGTTCGTAGCGTTCAGCACCAGAGGTTTTATGTTTTCCTTGAAATAGGCAATGTTAAAGTCGCCTTTTCTGCCAGCGACAGACACGCCGTACTCCTGCTTGACCTCCTTAATTGTGAAGATCAGCGGCTTCCCGGCCTCGATTAAATCCTCAAGGTCAGCGACCCCTAAATGATCGCTTTTGAAGACTTTCCTATAGTGTGTTTTGTCGCTCATATATTTATCCTCAGTAATTAACTCGTAATTTTTCCTGCTCTTCCCGTTCCTTTTCCACGCTGTAGGCGGCGAGGGCGGTTACAGCGTCGGCGTACCATTCGGGCTGTATGTACCCGAAACGGTGGAAAAGCTTTTGCCTATCGCTTTCATATTTCACGGCGGCAGCAATGGCTTTGGCCATCTGTTCTTCAAGCGGACTCATCTATAAACTCGCATTTGAATCTGACGCCAGACACGGAGAATTCCTGCTTAATGAGGCAAGCCTTCTGTGTGTTGTCCATTGCGCCCCTATACCCAACGGCGCAGCCAATTACCACAAGAGCAATCATCGCGAACCCTAATAATGTTTCGCTCATCGTCCGTTCCTCTCGATTGAAGCAAGTTCTTCCTGTTCGGCTTCTTCCATCAGCTCGGAATCAATGTAAATTTTTACAGCTTCCTGGATTGCTCGGCGCAAAATAAATTCGTCGCCACCCTCCGAGAGGGAATCACTGATGAGTGCTGCCAGTGTTATATTGGCTTCGCCAAGCGCTTCCACGATAAACGGATAATCCTTTATCTTTTCCTCGTAGAGACGATTCATAATCTCCGCTCTTTCCCTATCAGAAAGCCGGGGTTGTATTTGGGCGTTCATTCTTTGCTCCATATCAGCTTATGAACCAAAAGGGTTGCGCCAGACCAATACACATTCATGATCACCATTTTTATGTCGAATTGGCCTGAACTCGCGAACTCTGCAACAAGCACTCCAAAAGCGGCCGTCGCGAAGCACCATAAATATTTCTCGTTCTGGCTCATTCCAGTATTCTGTAATTGTTCACTCATACCTCATTCCCCATCAGTAAGGGTGGTCCAAAAACTCAACCACAGACAGCCCAAGAAGCAGGCCACCAGCGCTGCTATATGAGCGTTTTGCATACCCATCAGCGATACAGCGTTCAAACGAACCTATTTCACTGTTGCTCAACATCCCGACATAAAGTCCATTAACGCGCCTTATCGTCTCTCTGTCCGCTTCTGTGCTTTTTATATCGCTCATCAGTAACTCCGGTAAGTAAGCTCAGGTGGATGGATGGCAGGGCTTGAGTACCTGCTTTGCTTGCTATGCGTCCATCGTGGGGGCGGATATACAAGAGCATCCCTTGTACATTTATGTCCCGAGTCGCGCCGATGTCGCGTGTCCTTCCACGCCGCATCCATCCCCTCAACTTACTTTTTCGAATCATTCACCAACTGCTTCCTAATCCACTCCCGCGTCCTTTCGTCTCCGGCCTTTTCAGCTCGCTTCAATCCACGTATCAACTTCAACCTGTGGAGCTTAATAGGGTCGTACTCCAGGAGTAAACCCTGTCTCGAGAGTTCGGTGTAAAGTGCACTCATGCGGGCCTCCTTGAATTCACCCATCTCTGTGCTTCTTCAAGTGCGTGCCATTCTTGGCAGTGGTAGCTGC